GCGACAGATTACCAACTGACGCACTTACTCGAGAACGGTCACGTTATTCGCAATAAAAAAGGCACCTACGGACGCGCACCTGCACACAAACACATCAAGCCGGTCGAGACGTGGGCGAATAGAGAATTTCAGCGCAAAATTGAGGAGGGCTTGAAATGACAATTTATCAAATATTGCAATCGACAGGCCTTCCGTGTGCGTACAGTCATTTTAAGAAGCCTCAGAACCCACCGTACATCGTTTATATAGGCAATGGGCAAGAGACCTTTGAGGCTGACAACACGCATTACTGGAAACAAAACACCTATCAGGTCGAATACTACTTCACAACGAAAAACGAATCAAACGAGGAAGCCATTGAGACAGCACTGCTGGACAATGGCTTTTTATATGAAAAGAGCGAGGACATCTACATCGAGGATGAGGGTGTCTTCGTGATCTACTACTACATTTAACGGAGGCTAACAAATGAACAAAGTTGAATTTGGCATTTCGATGCTCCACGTTGGAACTTACACAGTAGGCGAAAACAATCAGGTGACTCTCGGCACCCCGTACCATCAGAAGGGTGCTGTTTCATTCAGCCCTGAGGAACAGAGCGAACAGAATAACTTCTACGCTGACAACATCGTTTACTGGAGTGGTTACTCAGGTGGCTCTATCGAGGGCGATCTCGAAGTCGCAATGTTCGACGATGAGTTTAAGACTCAGTTCCTCGGATACAGGGCACTGACCAACGGTGGACTCGCTAACGTAAAGAACGCAACAAAGCCGAACGTATACATCGCATTTCAGGTCGAAGGTGATGCAGAGAGCAGAAGAGTCATTCTGTACAACTGCGCTCTTGGAGCTATCACAAGAGAATTCAACACCATCGAGGAGAACAAGGAGCCTGCTACAGAGACTCTTCCAGTCACTTGTACTGGCGACAACGCAACTGGAGTCACTATGGCTGTCTTCAAGCCGGCAGATGACGGATACGCCACTCTGTTTACAGCACCGACAGCACCGGCTATCGCACCATAACAAAGCGGGGCGGGGCTTTGCGGTCCCGCTCCTTTTTTCATAGGAGGTGAACCGTGGAAAAAATAATCAAGATTGGAAATCAAGAAGTCCGGCTCAACAACAATGTAGCATGGACTATGGAATATAGAGATCAGTTCGGAAGAGACATCGTTCCGGCTCTGATGCCAGTGTTAGCGTCACTTTTAGAGGGCGTATCAACGATTGTAACAGAGTCTAACGGGCAAGAAATAACAGCAAATAACATCGCGGAGGCTGTTCAAGGCAGAGCGATGGAGGTTCTTCTTCCGATGTTTCAGGTCGAATTTGTTGACGTAATCGTAAACGTCACGTGGGCGATGGCAAAAGCCGCTGACGAGAGCATCGAGCCGCCTAAGAAGTGGGTGAGACAGTTCGAGGTATTCCCGGTTGATGTTATTGCTCCGGCAATCTATGAGCTTGCTGTTATGGGATTTGTAAGCTCAAAAAACTTGAACAGGCTGAAGAAGATCGGAGAAAGTCTGAAAAATCTTCAGCCATCACACTCGATGACATCATCCTCGCCGGACTCGAACGAGGACTAACGATGTCGGATATCCGTCGTATGCAGCTCGGTCAGGTCGTGGACTTTGTTATAGCCTACAATGACCGACAGAAGGACGCGGAGAAGGCTCAAAAACGGGCTGAGAAACACGGAAATAGACGCAAGGCATCACAGAACGACATCAACGCGTTCTTTGGGTAGGAGTCAAATAAATGGCTGGAAACATACAAGGAATCACCATTGAGTTTAGAGGTCAGACAACTCAGCTCGATGAGGCTCTTAAAAAAATCAATAGCGAGACCAAAGGAATTGACAGTGAGCTAAAAAAGGTCAATAACGCACTCAAATTCAATCCTAATTCTGTCGAGCTGTGGAGACAGAAGCAGACGCTCCTGAACGAAAAGCTGAAAGAGACGAACGAGAAGGCTGATGTTCTGAGGGACACACTCAAAAAGGTCAAGTCGGGCGAAATCGATATGACTGCGGAGGACACTCGTGAGCTCCAGCGCGAGCTGATAGAGGCTGAGTCAAAGGCAAAGACGTTCAAAAAGCAGCTTGACCAGATAGGAAACGCGAATCTTAAGGCTCTTTCAAGTCAGCTGAAGGAAGCCGGGGACAAAATGACCGCAGTAGGGCAGAGCATGACCACTAAAGTCACGGCTCCGATCGTTGCGGGCTACACTCTCGCATCAAAATATGCTTCGGACTATGAAGAAAACCTTAATAAGCTCGATGTCGCGTTCGGAGATAACTCGCAAGCGGTCAAAGACTGGGCAAATACGGCGAGTACTGAGTTCGGTCTGTCAAAGGTTCAGGCCACAGACGCAGCTTCGGCGTTCGGTGCTTTGGGTAAAGGTATTGGTTTGTCTGAATCTGAGGCGGCGGGGATGTCTACAACACTGGCCGGACTATCTGCTGACTTAGGATCCTACTTCAATGTGGGTGTAGATGAGTCTGCGAAGGCTCTCGAAGGCATCTTTACGGGCGAATCCGAGGCTCTCAAGAAGTTCGGTGTTGTAATGACTGACACGAATCTTAAACAATTCGCTGAGGATCAGGGCCTCGTCTGGAGCGAGATGGATCAGACTCAAAAGACCATGCTCCGCTACCAGTATGTACTTGAAAAAACGAAAGACGCACAGGGAGACTTTGCGAGAACGAGCGACGGGACTGCAAACAGTACGAAGATGTTTCAGGCTTCTCTTCAGGACTTGGGAACTGCAATAGGAACGAATCTGCTGCCAATAATCACGCCAGTAATACAGAAGATAACAGAGTGGATAAATAAGTTTCAGGAGCTCTCTCCTGAAACGCAGAAGGTAATTACCATCGTTGGCCTTGTTGCAGCAGCAATCGGCCCAGTTCTTGTGATAATCGGGACGCTTATTTCAAGTATTGGGGCCATTGTTGGGGCGCTCGGAATTGTTACGGCTCCGATGTTAGGCATAGCGGCTGTTATCGCCGTAGTTGTTGCGGCTGGTGTCGCATTGTATAAGAATTGGGACACTGTAAAAGCAAAGGCAATTGCGTTCAAGGATGCGGTGATCCTGACCTTCAATAACTTGAAAGCTCAGGTCACCACGACATTCAACAACATCAAGACTGCGATAGTAACACCGATACAGACTGCAATAGATAAAGCTAAAGCGATCATTGACAAGGTGAAGAGCTGGTTCCCGATCAAAGTCGGAAATCTGCTGAGTGGTCTCAAGCTGCCACACTTCAAGCTGACCGGTGAATTCTCGCTGAAGAATAAGACAGTCCCGCATCTGTCAGTTGACTGGTACAAGACCGGCGGTATCTTCGATTCCCCAAGCGTCATCGGAGTAGGCGAGGCGGGAGCTGAGGCTGTCGTACCACTGGACAAGCTCTGGAACAAGCTCGATCAGATGCAGGGCGGCACAACTATCAACATAAACATCAACGGAGCATCAGGCGATCCTCGTGCTATTGCGGAAGAGGTAAGACGAGTGCTCATTCAAGAGACGAATAGGAGGCGATTAGCTTGGCAGTAATATGGAATTCTCTGACATTCGGCTCGGTCAATTCTCTTGACTATGGAATATACGTTACTGGCGATGCTGTGTATAACGCTCCTGAGAGAGCGGTCGAGCGTGTGTCAGTAGCAGGAAGGAACGGAGATATCCTCATAGATCAGGGGCACTGGAACAATATCGAGGTCTCGTATCCGTGCGGTACATTTGCTGAGACTGCATCCGACTTCTCAAGGAAGATAGCTGCCTTCCGTAATGCGGTAGTCAGTCAGCTTGGCTATCAGAGGCTGTCAGACACCTACAACGACAGTGAATACAGAATGGCAGATGCATCGGCAGGCTTCGATGTTACTCCGACACTTGGCAAGGCAGGAGAGTTCACTCTGACCTTCAACTGTAAGCCTCAGAGATGGCTGGCATCAGGAGAGGCTACTATCACAGTCGCAGACGGAGAGACCTTAGTCAATCCGACTCTGTATGATGCACATCCGCTCCTGACTGTCGAGGGCTACGGAACTATTGAGTTTAATGGGTATAAGATCAGGCTGACCAGCAACACACTGGGCTCTGTAAGAG